GCTGATGCGTACATGTTAGCATATGCTGACGGGTACACTTTGAATTTTCTTTTTGCTGCTGCTTTACCTCTTGGACAAAGTTTTGCCATTACGCTCTACCACCTTTTTTAGCATAACCCATTTTGTTTCTTACTTCTATTGGTAACTTAGCAAGTCCTGGGTTTTTCTTTTTGTCAACTGGTTTTAAGTTTTTCTTTTTATCAGATTTAGTTGCGAAAGTTTCTTTTATTTTTTCAACGTTTGTTTTTCTTCTAGACATATTCATACCTCCTCCAAATTTTTTTCCAACTCTTCCACCTTTATTAAATTTTGGTTCTTTAGGTGTAAAAATCTCACTTGTTTTTTTAGTTATTTTTGGCAAAGGTTGTTGTGATTTTAATTTATTTTTTGTAGCTTTATCAAATCCTGCACTAGTATGAAGTTTATCTCTAAACTTAACAAAATCATCTTGTTGTTTTCTTTTAAAAGCTAATTTTGTACCAACTTGTGTTTTTTTAATAGCTTGACCAGGAGTTATATTTTTACCCCTTAAAGCTTTTTTAGCTGCATTATATGTAAAACTTAATATGCCCATTATTTTTTTCCTCCGTTTTTAAAAATCTGTGTACCCTTTATACCATATATGCTCGCAACCACAAGGATCCACAAATTTGTGAACCATGACGGGAGCTGCTGGAACTGCTCGAAGAACATTTTTATCTTTTCTGCTGCACCCGGATCGTCCGAGAAGACCCCCCAGGCGATCACCAAAATCGGCGCCGTTAACACGAGCAACACGAACTCGTCTTTCCAGTCCGATTGTCTAGCTTCTAATAATTTGCCCTGGTATTCGCTTTCACCTTTAGCCATTTTAGAGGCATGCATGTGTTGAGCGTCAGCCATCGCCATTTTTGTTTCTTGTTTCTTTTTATAGATATGCGTTGCCGCGTTTAATCCTAATTTAAGTGCTGAAAACCACATTAGTATAACCTCGCTTTCTTAATTTTACCTTTTAAAACTTTTCCTGAACCTCTAACCATACCGCCATCTCTATATTGAAAATTAAATTGGAAAGGATTTCCTTTGTTTCCACCTCCTACTGGAGTTGTTTTTGTTGTATTAACACATGGAGGAAAAGTTCCATCTGGACATCTAATTACATTTTTTTCATCTCCACCCTCTAATTTAGGTTTAACATCAGGTTTTGCTTCCTTTATAAAAGCTCTTCCTGATGGTGAATTTGGTTTTAAAACTCTATCTGCAGGATCTGTTTTNAATTGATTACCTATATAATATTCTCTATATAGACCTTCTTTTCTAGCGTATTTTTGTCTATCCTTGTACGCTTTTCTTTGTAATCCCTCTGCTAAGAATCCTCCTCCAGGCACTAATTGACCTGCTAGAACATTTAAACCCACGTTTGATTTATAAGGAACATCTTTTGTAGTTCCAGGGCCTCCTATTCTCCTTTTAGGAAGTTTGGTTTTTGAGGCAGTATTGTTTCTACCATCGCCACCATAATTTTGGCTTGGATTTCTGTTTCCTCCATAATTTCCACCAGCAGACGCTCCACCTGCAGGGCCTTTTGATGCTCCAGACACTCCTGATCCTGGTGATTTAAAATCTGACCTACTTGCATCCATTCCACCTCTAGCTTTTAGAACTCTAATTCCACTTTTTAACATTACACCTTGTGATGTTGGGCCTTTTTTAGGAGGCGGACCCGATTTTTTACCTATTTTATTGTTTTTCACGTCTTTTCTCTTGTTCTAATTTTTCTTCTTGCAATTCTACTCTCTTTTTACCAAGTTCTTCATTTAAATTCAACTTGTCTTCAGCTAAATTTTGTTGTGCACTGAATTTATTAGTCTCAAACTCCAGTTTTTGTGCTTCTTCTTGTGCTTTTCTTTGAATATCCATCGCTCTTAGGTCTAATTCTTTTTGTTTAAGAGCTAATAATGGGTCTTGATTTTGTTGTGCAGTGAATTGCTGCTCCATTGCTACTAATTCTTGTATTCTTTGAGCAATTCTCTGTGCCACTGCGTTATCAAACTCTACTGTAAACGCCTCTTCATCAACAGACTGCATTTCAACCATTCTTTCATTTTGATTGAATTGTTGTAAAACCTCTTGTTTCACTTGTAATGAAATATGTTCCATTAAATGTCCTTGAAGTAAACCATAAATTTGTGGATTTACTTGAACCATTCTTGATGTCATGAATGCCATGTGTGCTTGAATGTGTGCTTCATGATCTTGTTGAGGAAATGCTTTTGGAATTATCATTTGTAATGCACCATTATTTTCAATAGCAGGGTCTAAAGGTTTTGGTGGTTCAGGTGGTGGTTTTAAAATACCATTTATATTTTTTACACCTAAAGCTTGGTACATTCTTTTGTAAGCTTCATGTACATCATGCATTGCTGGATTAGATTGTGCAAGTTGTAACTCAGCTTGAGCAACCTGTATTCTTTGTGTCATAGAATATATATCAGGATCCGCTACTGGAATCACGTCTATTCTGTCATCAAAATCTTCTTGTTTAATAAATCTATTTCCACCAACTACATCGTATGGATATTCAGGGGGCAGATAGTCAGCAAACACACTTGCCAACATTTTAAATTCTTGTCTCATTGCATAGTAGCACCTCTTATGAATTGCAGACATGACTTTCGACCCTCGCTCAAGGATCGCCATCGTAGTTCCAACTGGTGATTGTGCATTCATGTCAGAAACTTTCATATCAGCAATAGATGCAAATCTTCTTCCTGACTCTACACAGAAGTTTAATAATTGAAACAACGTAGCATCAGGGCCTTTGAATGGTAAAAATTGAAATTGATCTTTTATATTTCCACCAGGCGCATCTACATCTCTAAACTCACCTGGTTGTAATGGCTCTGCATCATCTCTAATTCTTAATCCTCTAGATTTAAATCCAGCAGGTAAATTAGATAAAGTTCCTGCATCTAATAATTGTCTTAATGCAGAAGTAGCAGTTCTAGATAAACCACCGATCATGTGTATCAAACCAAAACCATAAAACCCAAGTCCTGGTAAAAATTTATAATGTACAAAATATTGTTTTGGTTTCTTTAAAGGATCATTTTCTTTGTAATTTCTATAGATAGAAAGAATTTTTCTTGAGTCTTCATCTACAGTAACTATGTAAGGAACTTTGATTCCATCTGGATCTTCATAACCTGGAATATCCAAATGAGTATGAACCTCAACTAAATTATATAACCCTCCACGATCCCGTCCATCATTTGCGGACACGCCCTCCAGTTCATAAATCTTTTCTTGAACTTTATCTTGTTTATAAACTGGTCTCGGAAGTTCTATGTCTCTATAGAATCCCGAAACTTGTAATTTTCTCAAATCATTTTCTGATGTTTGTACAATTTGAGAAATCCTACTTGCGTCTGATAAATCAGTTGCATTATAAGGTACGACTAAATCTTCTGCTTTTATAAATTTAGCACATGCTCTATTCATTACTGGATCGAAGTAAACTTTTTTAAATGTAGATCCTGTAAGAGGAAGTATGAATAACATTTGATCCATGTCAGGAGTGTATTCTTCCATTTTGTTCATGATCATATAATTCATGTAATCCTTAACTCTAGAAGCTTGATCTATTTTTTGATCTGTCTGTGCACCGATTACTTCTGTTCTAACTGGTCCGTCTGAGGGTAGTAATTCTTTAATAGCTTGTGCTTGAAACTGTGTTGCAGATTCTGCTAGTAATGGATGTGTTACACCAGCTGCACCTAAAAAGGGTCTGCTTGGTGATTCATATTTAAACCCTAATAGATCTAAACCTTTGACGTAAGAATCAACCCACTCTTGTCTTGATCTTTTATCTTGTTCATAGTCAGATACTAAATCACTTCCAATTTTAGAAAGTGTTTGATCGTCAAGAACTGTTGCAAGGTTTGTGTAAAAAGATTCAACTGGGACTTCTGGTGGAACCTCTCCTGCAATTACATTTTCATCTTCATCAAGAACAGTGCCTACGTCTTCTGGTAGTGAACCTGTTTCTTGTTCAATTTCTAAATCTGTGTTTTCGAAACTTTCTCCTGACATTAATACATCCTTGTTTTTTTACGTCTGTTGCTCATGACCTTACCACAACCTTTTGCAAT